CTTGCGGATGAAATTGCACTGGAATACCAAACACCAGTTGCAACCAGACAGGAGATAAGTATGAAAGCTACTAAGTTCAAAGAGGGATTCTTCTCTTCCCCACTGGCACAAGAGCAAGCCTCGGTACAATTTACCCCTTCGGAGCGTTCACGATGATGCACGGTGTAGGGGTGCAGCATTACTTAGAAGGCGGGATGTATGCGAAAGAAGCCTGCATACCAAAAGGGTATGTCTTGGTGCAGCATAAGCATAAATTTGGCCACTTGTCGGTGCTTGCGCAAGGGGAAATCCTACTAGACATTGACGGTGAGCAGGTGAAGCGCACTGCCCCTTGCTGTTTGCATATCGAAGCGGGGAAGCACCATGGGATATTGGCGCTGACTGATGTGGTCTGGTACTGCATACATGCGACAGATGTGGCGGAAGTGCTGGACGTTGATGATACATTGATTGAACTTCACGTTACTGACGAGGCTATGCACGATACACTGGAAAGATTAAAGGCGGCTGCAAATGGATAATATACTTCCCCTGATTCGTGGGCTTGATGTCACTCCTTTGCTGTTGGAACTCAAGAACAATCCACAACTCTGGAACACCAACACCTACCGCACCAGTAACCCCAATAGCCCACATCGGGAAGTTGATGACATCTGGATACGGTACAATCGCATGGAAGTGCTGGAAAATACCCCAGAACTCCTTCACGCGGAGCATGACTCTGTGTGGTATCCAGCGATTGAGCGACTCCCTAGTTTGCGGAAACTTGCACTGGACTTAATGCACCATGTTAAAGGGGAACGGCTCGGCGGCATATTGATTACGCGTATCCCTCCTTGGAAGCAAGTCTACCCACATGATGACCGCGGTTCTTGGCATGCAGCTTATTACGACAAGTACGCGGTGCAACTTGAAAGCGCACCTGGGCAGTCCTTTGAGTTTGAGGAGGGCGGCTTTGCGGCAGCACCTGGGGATGTGTACTGGTTTAATAACCAAGTAAAGCACTGGGTTACTAACAATAGTGACTTTGACCGAATAACCGCGATAATATGTATTCGCACTGATAAAGGAGTAGCATAATGCCTTTCGTAGCTGACATTATCCCTGCAGTTGCCACAGCAGTTGTTGGCAGTGCAGTTAGCAGCATATTTGCCCCAAGCCCTGGCAGCCCCACTGGGGCGCAAGGAGCAGCCGCAGCATCTGACCCTTTTGCTTCCCAGCGTGGGCAGTACCAAACACAACTTAACAACATGATGCAACCTGGCCATGCGATGAATGTACAAGACCCTTCGTATGCTTTCCGTTATGACCAAGGGCTGATTGGGCAGGAACGCGCGCTTGCGGCTGGCGGTATGGCAGGGAGTGGGAATGCAATGGCGGCTGGTGCAATGTATGGTCAAGGCCAGGCATCGAATGAGTATGCGAATCAGTTTTCCCGATTATCACAACTTGCAGGTGCTAACATCGGAAGTCCTGCAGCAGCTGGGCAGATACTTAGTCAAGCTGGGCAGATGCAGCAAGGTGGGGCAACTGCTCTGGGGAATTCCATAGGGTCAGCTGTTGGGAATATGTTCGGGCAAACCTACGGTGGCTATGGCTCAACAGGAACCTTCTTCAACCAAACTGGATTCGACACTGGCGTTGGGGGTTCTGGGTACACAGCAGCAAGCATGGGCGGGGCTGGTTCCGAAGAGGCCCAGATGGTGGCTGCTCAGTGGCCAGGTGCGGGGTTCTAAATCATGGCGATAAGCGGATTCCTCCAAGGCCTTGGCCAGCAAGCTGGCTACATCATAGACTACAAGCAGCAATACGATGCAAAGCAACAACAACTGGAACTAGGGAAACAGCAACTCCAGATGAATGCTTTTAACATGCAACTGCAACAGCAGCAACTTGCAACAAAGGCTGAAATTGGGCAAGACTTATCCGCGCAGTTTAAGGCTGATGCGACTGCTGCAGGTGACTTGGATAAAACAACTGCAATTTATCAGAATGAGTTCGGCAAGCTTATGAGGGAGGGAAAGCTGGAAGATGCTTCACGTATGATGCAAATGGCGAATCAGACTGAAGCGGCCTCACGTCAGAAGAAATCGGATAACATCGAAGCGCAAAAGCAACTGCAGGAAAAGACTGCAACGGCTGCGTTGAACTATGCCGCTAACCATTCCCCAGAAACTGCGGCGGCACTTGAAAAGGCCTACTTGACTGGTGGTGGTGACGCTGCCCTGATTCCAAAGCCAAATACTCCTGGGTACGATGCTTGGGCAACTGGGCAAGTAACTTCCTCAATGACGGCAGCGCAACAGGCAACGTTCGTGCAGAAGGAGGAGGACTTGAAAGCCGCGCGGGATGAGAAAGCTAGAGAGGCTGCTGCCAAACTTGAGGAAAAGAAGTCACAAGATGCGATAACAAACGCCTTTCGTCAAATGGGGGTGCAACTGCGAGTGAGTGAGCTAGAGGCAAGGAAGGAAGCCCATGCCGATAGTCAAGCACGGATTCGCTCTGACCAAGGCTTTGCACATGCACAAGTCTTGAATACCAAGCTGCAACAAGTAGCGAAACCTGTTCTGGAAGACCGCGAACGTGTCAGCACCGTGCAAGGGTTGTTGTCCCTTGACAGTGCCGAAGGTGACCAGCAAGCACGTCAAGCCCTTGTAGCTACATTTGGGCAATTCAAAGGTCGTGCAACTAATAAATACTACGCCGACAACAATACCTTTGGTGACGTAGCTAACCGTGTGACTGGGTTCCTCTCCAAGCATATCACAGGGAAGTACTCTGAGAAAGACCGTGCAGATTTGAACAAGATGCTGAGTGATATGCAAGAGAAAGTTATTGACCCGCAACTGCAGAAGATGGAGGATTACCAAAAGCAACAAGCAAAGAACTTTGGTATTGACCCTGAAGATGTAGGGATACAAGGTGACTTTAACAGGGCGAAGCCCCAGGATTATGCCCCACCAGCAGGTACGAGTGCCAAGGCAACTGCCCATTCCACTGGGAAGCCACCTGCAGGGGCAAAACCATTTGGACCACCTGGGGTATACATACTTCCAAGTGGGCATAAGTTTATGGATGGTGTTGAATATTACGAGAAAGAGAAAGGGAGTGGCAGATGGATACCAGTAATGAAGTAACAGACCCAAGTATACTTTCACGCTTGAATGCGCCAGCCAGTGCGCCAGCGCCAGCAGAGGGGAAAGAAGTCACCGACCCCACTATACTGGCACGGCTCAACGCCTCCACCTACGCCCACCCAGATACCATACGCCACGCACCTGAGAGCAACACAATGTACAACATTGACCAGGCCAAGCAGGGCGTAGCAAGTGCACTTGGGGTATTTGGTGGTGGGGCTGTGAGTACAGTGAATCAAGGCCTTAGGGCACTGCACCTTCCTCATGGCGAAGACCCTGTAGGTGGTATCGGCATGGTAACACGTGGCTGGGAGATGCTCCTTGGAGTGAAGCATGTAAAAGCCCCGACTGACATCTATGGACATATCAGCAAGGCTACGGAATACGAAGGTGAAATCTCTTCGTTCCTTGGTGCCGCGATGCTCCCTGGGCTTGGCGAGGTTGGTGCAGCTGCTAAGGGCACTAAGATGCTGGTAGCAGGGAAACAAGCTCTGAGTGCTGCTGGCTCGGCCACAACTGCTGTCGAGGGTAAGGAATGGGGCAGAGAGAATGCTGCTTCCTTCGGCCTGACACCTGAGCAAGGTGAGCAAGTGGGTGGTATCGCTGGAAGTCTCGTCGGGCCTTCATTGCTAGTGGCTGGACAGAAACTTGCAAAGACTGGTGCAGAGAAAGCTATGGCAGAGGCTGACAAACGCGGAGTTGGCTGGTCAGCGGGGGCACAACGCGCACAGGCCAATAAGATTCTGGCAAAGGAAATCAACCATGCGCTTGACCATGCACCAGACAGTGCACAGAATGTGGCGAGGTCGCTGCAGTTGACGAAGAAAATCGAACGCTTCAATCCTACACAGCCACAAGCAACAGCAGCTCCAGGACTTATAGCCCTTGCCCAAGAAGTAGCAAACAAGTCACCAGAGGCTGTGGCTAAGGCCAGTGCAGTGCAAGCGAAGAACCTCGCCGCTATCGAAGCCTTCAAGGAAAAGACCTTTGGAGCCAAGCCTGGGACAGTTCCAGCTGAAGGGAAACTCCCGCCTGAGAATTTGACTGACCCTGCGAAGCTGCAATTGCAGTTGAAGCGGGAAGATGTGGATTTACTGCAACGGAAGAATGAGATGGAGATTCAAGCCCTGTCTGATAAGTACCGCAGGACAGTGGATAACGAAGCCATCGGCGTTGCGCTGCGGGATAAGTATTGGGAAGCTCGCGGGGTCGCACAAGCAGCGAATACGAAGCAACTGGCTGGTGTGTATAGCACAGCAAAACAACTCGGAATTTCCTCTGACATGACGGATACGAGGGAGGCTGTGCAGAAGATGGTCGCGGCTGATGCAGCTACGTTCCAGAACATGCCTCCTGTGTTTGCGAAAGTGCTGAAAGAGTACCCACAAGCAACAGCGGATACGTTTGTGCGAGAAACTGTGTCGAAACCTGGTGCACTGAAGCCTATGTACACTACCAAGGTTGTGAAAGGTCAGGCAGGGAAGGATGAGGCGAGCTTTGAAGAGCTGCATAGTTTGTACAAGCAGGCAAATCGTGAGTGGGCTGACGCGACAATAGCTGGGGACAGCAGTAAAGCGTATTACCTGAATGAATTGCGGGGTCAGCTGAAGCACAAAGTCGATGTATACAATGGCGCTGAGTATGGGGAGCTTGGGCAGAAATTCTCTAAGTTCAACCAAGACTATGCGCGGTATTCCCAGACCTTCAAGGAAGGCGCAGGTGGCGAGATTGCAAAGCGTGGAAGGAATGGGATAACACGGGATGCTGAGGATATTGTAACGAAGACGATACTGCGCGCTGGGGATAAGAAGAAAGGTGTGCAGGACTTTTTCGCTATCTACGGTAATGACCCGCGCGCGGCAGAGTTACTGCATGATGGATTGCTGGATAGTTACTCGAAAGCAGCCATGAAGACTGGAGAGTTTAATCCAGTGGCGGCAAGGAATTGGCTCGCCCAGCATCATCAAGCGATGAGTGAGCTGCCAGAGACTGCGAAGTATTTCCAGGATGCACAGAAGATGGGCGATGCAATGCTGAATCGTCGGGTGGAGCTGGTTGCGCAGAGACAGGCTATTGACAATAGTGTGCTGGCGAAGATTGCTGGGAATGAACAACCTGAGAAGTTAATCACAAGTGCAGTGAGTGACCCGAAGGTGATGCGGGCGTTGATGGAAGGTGCGCATACTCACGAGAGCAAGCAGGCGATTGCACGGAGTATTGCTGACTATGTTGGGAAGAAAGGGGATAGCCTGGAGTATCTGAAGTCGCATGAAGCATCGTTGAAACCTGTGATGGAGCAACTTGGGAAGGGCCACTGGCAGAATTTAGTGGATATTGCAGAGGCGGGGGCGATACTGAAGCGAGTTGAGCCGCCTACTGCGGTGGAGTTAGCGAAGATTAAAGACCCACTGGAGCAGGCAACTGGCACGACAGTGAAGACGGCGATTTCCCGTGCGAGGAACTTGGATACGCCACTGGGTGTGAGTAAGACGTACTTGATGGCGGAGGCTACAGGGAAGTACGTGTTCAAGATTAAGACTGAGGAGCTTGCGCGGTTGCGACTGGCGGCGTACTGGGACTCGGAGGTTGCTGCTGCGATTGCACCGCTTGCGAAGGGAGGGAAAGAGATGACCAAGGCGGATATGGAGCACTTGCAGCGACTGGCGTGGCTGTATGGGGCACGTGTGGACGTGGAAAAGGGGCGGACGCAGGAGCATCAGCAGGATGAGCGGGCAGAGGAAGTGAGGATGAAGGAGCGTTATTAGGGCGGGTTACGGCAGTGTAATACGGGGGAATAACGCTGCCGACCACTCGAATTGCTTACTAATGGTGTGGACTACACGGGCGCAAGTTTCGTACTTGACATAGTGTGTGTGAGGGTGTTACCATACCAGGGTGAGTTGGGTGGGCGCGGCAATACAACTTACGGGCGCGAGGGGGATGGTGGCTCAGCTGTTGTGTGACTGGAGTGGGTGCGGGGGTTATTGGGGCGGATTACAATGCTGTAATACACGCGAATAACCCCAATGCAGTAGTGTGCGCGGCTGGAGTTGTTGCTACTACTTGCTTCTGCAGGGTGGATTGCGGCTGTCGCAGGGTGGATTGTTTTAGTCTCCCTACGGTCGCTATTGCTGCCCCCTTGCTCCCCACTCTCCTTGCACTTATACTCCCTCCCATCAGCCACACTTTTCTCTTTGGCACACCTTATGAACATCCTCATCATCGACGCAATGGCTGCAGGACTCGACTTCGCTCTCCGCTGCGAAGCACAGGGGCATACAGTCAAAATCTGGTACCCCAAGGACACCCGCACAGGCGGGGATATTCCTGTCGGGCGCGGTCTGGTTGACATCGTGGCGCACTGGCAGAGCTGGATGAAGTGGGCAGATTTGGTCTTTCTGACTGACAACGCGCGCTTCACACGGGAGCTTGAACACTACAGGGAGCGCGGCTACCCTATCTTCGGGCCGAATGTGGAAGGCACTACCTGGGAACTCGAACGGGGGACTGGGCAGGCTGTGCTGGAAGCCCACGGGATTGCCTGCATGGAGAGCACCATCTTCAGCAACTACGACGAAGCCATTGCGTACCTCAGTGCAAACCCTGGACGCTATGTATCCAAACCTACTGGGGATGCGGACAAGGCACTGAGCTATGTCGCGAAAAGCGCGGAAGATATGCTGTTCATGCTGGAGCGCTGGAAGCGCACGATGAAGAAGAAAGTCCCTTTCCTATTCCAGAAATTCACCCCAGGCATTGAGATGGCAGTGGGTGGATGGGTCGGGCGGGATGGATTCCTGCCGCACTTCCTCGAGAACTTCGAGTTCAAGAAGCTGATGCCAGGTGAAATCGGGGTAAACACTGGGGAAATGGGCACGGCGATGAAGTATTGCAGTGCTGAGGAGTCGCTCTTGGCGCGGGAAATGCTCCTGCCACTCGAAGCAGCCCTTATCCGCAGTGGCTACACAGGCTACATCGACGTTGCAGTTATCATTGATAAGGCCGGAAAGTCCTGGCCACTGGAATTCACCACACGCCCAGGCTGGCCATTGTTCCAGATTCAGCAAGTCCTGCATGAGGATGTCGCAGGGTGGATGTTGGAAGCAGTGCGCGGAGGGGCTTGCAGCTTCGAGCCGAAGCGAGGCATCGCAGTTGGTGTTGTGGTTGCGATACCTGACTTCCCGTATGGTAAGTTGACGCGGGAGGAAGTCAGCGGGTATCCTATCTTTGGCATCACTGACAGCAACCGCTACTACATCCATCCGAGTGAAGTCAAGGGCGGGATTATCAATGGCAAGCCTATGCTGGTGTCTGCTGGGAACTATCTCTTGACGGTGAGTGGCGTTGCAGGGACAGTGCAAGGCGCTATTGACGGTGCTTACAAACGCGTGAAGGAACTCGTTATCCCTAACAGCCCAATCTACCGCAATGATATTGGCAAGCGCCTGGAGGCACAGCTGCCAGAGTTGCAGGCGCTTGGCTATGCGGAAAGCTGGGAATGGTAAACGGGTGTTTTGTGGGCGGTTTTATGCCATTGGTTAGCCTCATGTGGGCGCGTGTTGTGTTAAAATTGCATGGGTATAGGTTAGCATTGGGGGGCGTAATTAAATCGCTCAAAACGGCTCAAATAACTAGGGCGTATTACAACACTGTAATCCACGCGAGAAACTAACTATGGCTTCCAACAATTACTGGGCATCAGGGGAATGGAACTTCATCTGCGAGTTGTGCGGAGCGAAGCGGAAGTCCAAGGACGGGGTGAAGACCTGGGATGGGCATTATGTTTGCAGTTCACATAAGGAAGTGCGGAATCCACAGGACTTTGTTCGGGGTGTGCGGGAGAACTTGACAGTACCTTGGTCGAGGCCACCTACGGATGACCAGTTTGTATCGATTGAGTACGACAGGGGCTTTGCTGACGAGGCTGATATCACTGAAGGGCTTTCGTTGAACCTGTCACGGATTATTGGTTTTAACACTGTCAGCTCTGACGGTCTTAATGGCAATGCACTGAACAGCAGTGTGATGAATTCCACCAGTGCTACAACGGTGAATAATGAGCAGGCACTGATAACAGAATCTGTGATGTTGAGCACTTCAAAAAGCTTTGCTGACAGCACCACTCTGTCAGAGACCTTTAGTCTTACAGTTGTCAGTACAATTATTAGTACGACTAGCCTGAATGGTAGTGTATTAAACGCATTGGCATTAGGATAAACTATTTGCTACAGCTAACACTTATAAGGATTCGCTATGCTGCGGGATATGATAGAAGTTGCAGGTAAACTCAGTATTGTACTGACAACTGCGGATGGTGTGGTGAAGGACAGCAGAGAGCTGGATAACCTGATAGTTCAAGTAGGGAAGAATTACTTGGCTGGTGGGGTTATTGGTGCTTTGTCACAGCCTTTTAGCTACATGGCACTTGGGACTGGTACGGTACCAGCAAGCCTTGGGGATACCACTTTGGGTGCTGAGCTTGTCCGACAGTCTTTTACTACGGCAAGTGTGTCAACTAATATAGCAACAGTGAGTACGACTTTCGGTGCTGGTGTAGGCACAGGTGCATTGACTGAAGCAGGGATTTTCAATGCAGCAACGGCTGGTGTGATGTTGTCACGCGTTGTGTTTTCAGTGGTTAACAAAGCATCTACTGACGCGCTTACAATCACTTGGGCTATCACAATCGGTTAAGGGGTAAAGTATGGGAATGAAGTTCACGAATAATGCTACTACTACCCTGGCAGCAGGGATTAACAGTTCCGTAACATCGTTATTGGTGCAGTCTGGTGCAGGGGCATTGTTTCCAGCATTGGTGGGTGGGGATTACTTTTACTGCACACTGGCTAACGGTTCTGCGACTGTGGAGATTGTAAAGGTCACGGCGAGGTCGGCAGACACCTTTACGATAGTCCGTGGGTATGACAATACGGCGGCACTGGCCTGGAACGCAGGGGATAAAGTGGAGTTGCGGGTTGTTGCGGCTGGGTTTAATGATATTAACACAGCGATTGTGGCGGCGACAGCTACGGCGAATGCAGCAGCTCCGCTTGCTTCACCTGCATTAACAGGTACGCCGACAGCACCAACACCTGCCACGGCGGATAACAGCACGGCGATTGCAACTACAGCTCTGGTTACTGCAAAGATAGCTGCTATACCAGCCCCAGTAGTTCCACCAAACTTGCTACAAGCACAATTCTTTCCAACTTTTTAAGGGTATATAATCATGGCTGCAAATACTTCACCAATTTCACCAATCGCACCAGCCACTAGCTGGAACCAATCCGTAATTACGGCTGCTAATGCGGCATTAGATGGTACTGGAACAGTAGGCACGTTATTCACTGCTGGCGCTAACGGCTCTCGTGTGAACAGATTACACATACAACACCTTGGCACAAACGTGGCAACAGTGATGCGGTTCTGGCTCAATAATGGTTCTGCTAATACTACACCAGCAAACAACGTACTGATAGCTGAGGTTACAGTTCCTGCGAATACACTTTCGCAAACTGCGGCTTCTACGGCTATTGATGCAGCGTTGAACGTGGTGTTGAAACCTGGCCATAAAATCCTGTACGCAATAGGAACGGCAGTTGCTGCGGGTCATGCGGTGTCAACACCAGACGCAGGGGATTACTAATCATGTTTGGGATACCTGGCGTTGGGGTTGATAGGCAGTTGCTTGGCATGCCTAATAATGTTGTACACGGAGCAGCGAAGTTTACTCAAGCAGGCACCTTTCCATTCACTATCCCAGATGGTGTTTGGCAACTTATTGTAACTGTTGCTGGTGGTACTGGCGGGGGTGGTGGCGGGGCGGGGAGTTCCACAGCAACATCTGGAACAGCTGGCGGAACAAGCTCTTTTGGTAGTTATGCAACGTCTGTTGGTGGGGGCGGTGGTGGTGGCGGTACTAAAACATCCTGTGCCCCAATCAATGGTTCGGTGGGGTCTGGTGTAAACTCTAATGCTAATAATTTTTATGCAGGTCTATCTGGTGGTATTGGTGGTAGTGGTGTTGCTGTTGGAGGTAATGGCGGAATCAACGCAACAGCAGTTGATGTTCTTATTCAAGTAACGCCAGGTCAGATAATAACGGCTACGGTAGGCAGTGGCGGTTCTGGTGGTGCTGGTGTGAACTGTGGAGGCACGGGTACTGCTGGCATGGCTGGGTTTATAAAAGTGCAGTGGTAATCATGCAAGCGCATCCTGACAAAATATACGCACAAGTTGTTGATGGTAAATTCCATTGGAAGTTCACACAAGCAGAGCTTCCAGAGTGGAATTGTGATGCTTTTACTGTCGTGGACATAACAGACATGACCCCAATGCCGACTGAGGGTGATAGGTGGACAGGGGTTGAGTTTGTAACGCTAGTCCAACCAACTGCTTCAAACCAGCCAGTAACCACAGGATTATTGACGATATGACCATGCAACCAATCGCACCTGCCCACCAGTTTACTTACGATGGGGCACAGTTAAACATCTACCATGCTGACAAGGGGCAAGGCTTACCAAGACATGAGCATATTTACGCTCACGCTACACTGTGTGCGGCAGGTAGCCTCATTGTTCGTAAAGAGGGCAAAGAGTACATTTTCGACAAATACTCCCAGCCAGTCAACCTTGTCGCTAACGAGTGGCACGAGATTGAAGCACTGGAAGATGGCACAGTATTCATCAACACATTTTCAGAAGGGAAATACTAATGGAAGCAGTAGCAGGTCGTATCTACGCGCAGATAGTTAATGGTAAGTTTCAGTGGCAGTTCATGCAAGCAGAGCTTCCAGAATGGGCTGATGATGCCTTTGAAGTTGTAGACATAACAGACATGACCCCAATGCCAACTGTCGGACTGCTCTGGGATGGGGCACAGTTCATTTTCCCTGCATCAGATGCTGAGACTGTGGAAACCGCCCAGCAAATACAACTGGCACTAATGGACAAAGCCTACAATGCTGCTATGCAGCAGCCAGTCGCATACATGAACACTATATTTCAAGCAGATAAAGATAGTCAGGACTTGATGAACCGTGCAATTACGGGCTTGCAAGCTATCGTTGCAATAGGTGGTACAGTGCCAGCTGACTTCGCTTGGTACGATGTAAACAATCAGCCAGTGACGATGACGCTGTTACAGCTGCAAGGGTTATTTGCGACTGGCGTAGCTACCGTCAACGCTTTGTTTGTGCATAAGCAAACACAGAAGGCCGCAATACGCGCAGCAACTACGATTGCAGACATAACAGCAATCACATTCTGAGGTAGGTAGCGTAATGAAAATCCCTTTGACCGCCCTCACTATCACCACAAGAGATGGGACTTTAGCTAAAGATTCCAAGGCCACTAACGTTCTCGGTGGGCAGAAACGGCCAGGTCTTGCGACTGTGGCGCAATTGCCAGTTGGGGTTGGCCAAGGAATGTTCAACTTTGCACCACTTGGAACGCTGGTGGTCATTAGCAATAGCATATACTCTTTAACAACTGGCCTACTGGTTGCGGTGATTCCAAGTGGTGTAGGGCCTTATGACTTCACAGAAGTTGACACGAATGGGATATTGGCTTTCAAGGATGCGGCGAATATCTGGACAATGCAGTATTCGAACGTTGTTGTGGCGGCGCAACCTGCTGTGCCTGCAACTTCCACATCAGCGGCGAAGCTACCAATTCCTGGGCTGAGTGTTGGTGTGAACTTGGTAAAAGTCCCTCGCGGTGTTGCAGGTGCTACGGTGTTGCAGCCAGGTACAGGGGGGACAGACGGGACTTACGCGTTGACAATAACAGCAGCTTCTGGTGACACAGGGTCAGGTGCAGCTGGGACTTATGTGATTTCAGGTGGGATAGTTACTGCAATTACTATCACAGCCGTGGGGGATAATTATCTCGTTCCCCCAATAGCTACATTCCCACTTGGCGGGGTTACTGGTGCTACTGCTACGGTGACTGTAAACAACGTACCTACGGCAATGCTTCCAGGAATGGTATTCCTTGACAGTACCTACTATGTAATGACAACTGACGGGAAAATCACAGGGTCAAACTTGAGTGACCCTAGGAACTGGGATGCACTTAACTACTTGGTGCTGAATGCTGACCTGGGAGAGCCGATAGCAGTTGCGAAGCAGCTGAACTACGTTATAGGGTTTGCTGATAAATTTACCTCCTTCTACTATGATGCAGGGAATCCTCCTCCAGGCTCACCACTCGGCCCAGTGCAAAGCGCATACATGGATGTTGGGTGTGTAAATGCTGGAAGTGTGTGTCAAATCGGTGGGTTGCTGCTGTTCGTAGGGAAAACAGCTACAAAAGGCAGGGGAGTGTATGCACTAAAGGGTGCGCAGTATGAACTATTGTCTGATGTGTACCTGGATAAAGTATTGATGCTGAGTACCCTTGTCGGATGCAGTGCAATGAATATGAAGGTGCAGGGTCATGAGTTGTACTTGTTGACACTACCTGATTTAGGAATAACCCTTGCAATGGACTTTAATCAGAAGCAGTGGGGGGTGTGGACTTCCAGTGTTAGCCCAGCGGTTCCACAGCTAATACCAGATGATTACACACAGGGTGTTTTTGCGCCTGTGCATTACCTTGATGGTGACGCTGATATCGATTTGCTGCAACACCCAAGTAATGGGAAGGTGTATCAGCCTTTATGGAATGTATATACTGATGATGGGCTTCCAATTGACGTTAATCTTGTGACTGCGCAAGTGGAAGGTGAGAACTCAGATTACGTGAGGATTGCTGCGGCAGAGTTTATAGGGGATAAAGTTGCATCTACTTTATATATTAGATTTTCTGAGGATGATTATAACACTTGGAGTACTTACCTACCTGTGGACATGGCCAAGGTGAGGAGCAGGACTGTACGGCAAGGTGCTACTCGGAGAAGGGCGTATCAGCTGAGGCATGCAGATAATGCGCCGTTAAATGCGAGAGAGCTGCACTTGGAAGTTTCCAAGTAATTAGGGCGTATTACAAAATTGTAACCCACACGAGAAACTCTTATGACCACTTCCCAGTACCAATTACCTCCACCACCTCAGGAACTCCCAGCTGAACTTCACAGATGGTTTCAGCTTGTGTATGCTAGGCTGCAGGCAGCGAATATAGGAACTATTAGCTTTACCGATTTGAATTTCACTGGAGGGAACCTGACGGAAATCCCTACAAGGAATCATAATGATTTGCAAACAATTCAAGGTGGAAGCACAACTGACAGGCAGCATTTGACAACGGCGCAAGTGACTGCTATTGCAACTAACACTTCAGATATTGCAACTATCAAAGCGGAAATTGCTGCGGGATTGACGGTGACAATCACAACGGCTAAGCTGACAACTGGTGGGGTAAATGGTTCAATGA